TTGAACGTTGAGACATAAGTTGGTTTACCTCCTACACCTTGTGTTTTAGAACGTTTTCTAGAAACAGCAGATGCTTTCTCTGATGCAGACATAGTTTTTGCTTTAGCTAATGGTACGCACTTAGGATATTTTCTTTTACTACCCTTTGACCTACCACAGGGTTGATATTTACCATTCTTTTTAGGTGCGCCAATATCTACCCATTTTTCTTTTACCCATTCTTTAAGCCCTTTTTTTGCCATTACGTTTTCCTTTAGAAGATGCTTTAGGTTTTATTCTTCCTGAACAAACACCTGATGCATACATATTGGCATAAGCACTTGGATAAACTTTAAACTTTCTTTTGGCAGCAGCTTTGCCTTTAGCGCATAACTTAGCCATTAGTATTTCTTTTTAGTTCCTTTCATCTTCTTGCATTTACCTTTGCAGGTCTTACATTGTTTACCAGTTTTAGGACATTTCATTATAGTAACCTCAATATGTCGTTAAATTTATCACTCATTAAAACAAAAACAACTATAGCTCCATAAGCTATATATTTAAATCTAAACATTTCAGTTTTAATTTCTTTAACTTCAACTTTTACATCACGCATATCTGCTTCTATGTGTGCAAGATGATTCGTCTTGATGATGTGTATATCTTGTTTAAGTAATTCTATTTCTGTTTCAATATTCTTGTTGCTCATGCTAATGGTAACCTTGCCTTTTTGCGATACTTGTCAAGAGCAATAGCTACTGCTTGGTCTTGTTTGTATCCCTCATCCTTGAGTTGTTTTATTTTATTTGAAATTAATTTTGCTCTGTCAGACTTGCCATGTCCTTTATATTTTGGAAAAGACATTAATCATCTCCTATCTTCACAGGTCTTTGTTGTGTAGCTTCTAGTGCAATTTCCATTTCACCTTGTTCTAATTTTTGTTGTTTAAGTTGTAAGTCTTGTTGTTTAATCATGAAGTTAACTTGAGCTTCACGTTTCTTCAATTCAAGTTCTTGTTGTTTCAACTTAGTATCTAATTCTAATTCAGCAGCTTGTAATTGTAATTTTTGTAATTCAATCTGACCTTTTTGCATATTAACCTGTTCATCTACTGTAGGTTGTGGTGGTTGTTTAGGTGGCATCATTTCAGGATTAGATATAAACTGGTCTGTGTTTTTATATCCTGATTGTGCTATATATTCACTAATAGCATTGTATAAGTTCTTAGGTGTAACTAATGTACCCATACCACCTTGTTGTACTAATGTTCCTAGTATCTGCATAATTGATGACATTGTTGTCATTTTACTTTGTTGACTACCACTACCAACACCAACATTAACTACACAATTTAGTTTATCTTTCCATCTTGATACATCAATCGGTATAAACTTACTATTGAGATAAAACATTTTCTTTCTATCTTCGTACTTCTGTACTAAAGCATATATGTTTCTAAATAAATCTTTGATACCTGTCTCTGCAAATATACGAGCTATTAACTCTACACGTTGCATTGCAGACTCTGTTGCTGCTGAAACTGCACCTGATGTTACGTGAGAAGTTAATACGTCAGGATTTAGACCTTGTGTCATCTTAGATACACCACTTCTTTCTTCTCTGATGTTATCAAGGTATTGAACCATTTGAAATGCATATGGTTGAATTTGTGGAGTAGGTAGCGCTGTTACAGCATTAGGACTTCTCATTCTTACAATCCCACCTGGACGTGATGTAAGTAAATCATCTAGTTCTACTTGTCCTGCAAGTACAGCATATCTTGCGTTATTGGTTAAATACATATTATCCAATAGGTTACGCATGATTGTTGATTTAATTAGTTGAATATCTTTGACAGTATCAGCAATAGACATGCCATAAAACTTATGTGGTATAGGCATAGGACAGATAGCTGAGAAAGGAATCATGTCGATTTCTTCGTTATCTAAGATGTATTGTCCACCTTTAGTAATCTTTCTAAGTTCTGCTACACCATCTCCATCATAGTCAATTTTTATGTAACATTCGTCTATCCAAACCTTTTTGTTTGCCCCTTTACCCTCGGATGGTGGGACGGAATCATCATCATAGCTAAATCGTGCTAATCTTTCTTCGTTTAATTCTGCTTCTGATTGTGCGTATCCTGGCAAATCATTTACAATGTTTGGGTCATAACCCTCTTTGATTAAATCACTTACAGATTTCTTAACCCTATGACAAACAAAGTCTGCATCTTCTAATGATGTTGCTCTACGTGAAACTAAAAATTCTTCAGGGGGTACAGATACTACTCTAACCTGTCCATATCCTTTGTAGCATTTAGCTTTAACATCATGCTCTACTACTTCAGGACTAATCAATGTACCAAAATCATCAACAACTGCTTTCTGAACTACCGTCTCTGTATGTTCTATAACTTCATAGTCATCATTTGCTAGTATAGATTGGTATTCTATCTCAGTTAGATTGGTATAAGTCTCTGTATGGATGTCTTCTTTTTGCTCCCAGTAATGTTTAATTATTCCAGTCTTGCTTATAAGTGCATCTTTAAAGGCATCATAGAGGACCTTAAACCCGTTATTTTGGCGATTAAATACATAGTTGCAGTAGTCAGTAGCTTGTTGTGCCATTTCCTCGTCTTCTGGACCTTGTGGCTCGAATTCAGCTATGTTGTTGTGAGTAGTAAATATACGCATCAATGATGGCATAATGTATTCAACTGTATCTCTGACATCAGTAGTTACAATTTCAGAACGACCATCTATCTCATTACCAAATGG